GCTGTGTACGTTGACACACGCCTGCGCTAAATCTATGCGAATCGCGGTCATGGCACTCGGATCGGTGCCCGTGATGAAGTAAGGCTGCCCATCAGTCAACGCTGCAACGCCGTTCGCAGTAGAAGCGATCGCTACGATGTCTTCTTCAGTCGTTATACGGTAGCTAATTGGCCATGCGTGCGGGAGAAAGGGCTCGCTAAGACAAAAGCGTTTACCTGTGAAGCCCGCCATAACGCCTTGAGCTAACGCAATCAACCCCTTGAGAGGACCGTCTGGGTATAAAGTAACACCGTTGACCACAGAGTCGTCAGGTGGCCCAATCCAGTCAGCGCTCGGCAGTACTTCACCAAGCGTCGCTGCATCTTTGTTATCTGAGTGGCTAGTCTGAGAGTATGCAACCTCGGTAACAAACTGAAACTGCGTACTGTTAGAACCAGTGTTTGACCGGTAAATACGTTTCAACGCGCCCGAAGCAAAGTTATGACCCGAGCCAGAAGGGTTATAGCTTGCAGGCATAGAAATAGATGCGGTCTCACCATCGGTCATTTGAATAATAGTACTTGGATTAGACGGCGGGCCTTCGCGCCCATCTGCTGTTACAAGTGTGTAAACGTAGGACACATCATTCGGTGTCGCGTCTGCGTCTGCTGTACCAGACTTTGTAACGGCGGGTGTGCCAGATGGCGCAGGAACTCCCAAGCGCCACGTGTTATTGGGCAACGTAGCCTGACTGCCCAAACGCGGGTAATCGTCACCGGTAAAATACAATCTATTTAAGGTGTCGCCTGGAATTGGGCCTTCAACAGCGGATATCCCGTCTTCATCCCATTGAAGCCAGGTCGTGTCGTTGTAGTAATAGATAGAGCGGCGGGCACCGTTTTGCAACGTGTGTATGTCAGTATCGTCTTTGATCGCAACTAGCCGTCCCGATTCGAGATCTACGTTCTGTGCTACTTGTCCGAACTGATCAGCAAGGAGACGCGGAGATACGCCTGGTGCAGTGCCGCTAAATCTGTCACGTTTAAAATACGCCATTGAAACCTCTTTTGGGTATTATATTAGCCATGCTAATATAAAGGAAGCTAGAAGATCGGGACGAAAAACACTACGGCCAAACCAACAGTCGTGAGTAAAACCCCACCAGCTATATTTTTGATCAACTCGCTTCGCTTAGTAATTGCGCGATTACGAGCTAGCCGTTCGCGTTCAGTTTTATGTTTGTGTTCCATCAGCGATTTATGTTGGATGGTTAACATGTCGCGCCACACCATTCGCGGCGTAACCTTCTTGAGTTCTTTTTCTTTTTCGCGAATCTCGTTCTTGGCCCAAGCAAGCTCAAGGGCTTCTTCCTGGGTGAGCACGTGATCACCATCTTCAGCAGCAGCCTCAATCTTCTCGACCGCTACTTTGCTTTCAGTAAGCGTGCCGAACACATTAGCGAGACCAGTAAGATTGCTACCAGACTCTTTAACGATAGCGATACCCTCGTTAAGGGCCTTCAAACCGCCTACTAATAAACTGATCTCTGCTAACATTATTAACTACCTAAAGTTGGGCGAGAGTCTGGAAAGTCAGAAGTTGACGGCCAGTCACGCAAAGCAGTTCTGTAGGTCAGGATGTTGTCACGATTAGGCCAGTCTGGAGTTTGGGCTGCTTTGTCGGTGGATGACAGTTCGCCATTGCGCCATTCACGCGCCTCTTCTTCTGCTGAAGGTTCTGCGGGTGTTGGCTGAACATCTAGTTCGTAGTGCTCAAAGTTAGCTTCAACAAACTCAGCACTTGAGTTAATCGTGTTAATTACGTTTCCACCAACATCTAAAATATTGTATCTCATATTATTCTCCTTACGCTGGTAGGTACTGGATGATTACGCAACCACTACCCCCATCACCACCAATAGCATTGTTGGAACTACCAGACATTCGACATCCGCCACCTCCACCACCAATACCGCCATCGCCAGCTTTCTGCCAAACATCCGTGTTGCCTGAACGATCTTTGAAAACCGCGCCACCCGATAGAGGGCCAGCGTCCATCTCGACATACTGAGGTTTATCAGAACCATTGGAGTTTGAACCTCGTTGCGTGACTTTGCCAGCCTTACCGCCAACAAGGTATCCATAACCACTTAAACTTTCGAGGCCTTCAGCTTGTGCATCACTTTCTCCGCCTCTCTTGAATTTGAGATAGGTAGAGTTGCCTGTCCCGTAAATACCTACAGCACCACCGCCACCTTCGTTTGAACCGTTCCCCGCGCCACCCGTATTATTTACATTGCCATTAGACGCTGTTCCGCCTGCTCCGTCACTACTTGTGCCAGCCGTACCCCCGTTAGCTGTTAAAGAAGCAGATAAACCTGTGCCTGCAACAGTTGAGTTGCCGCCATTAGTGCCGTTGCCACCATTACCCCCTAACCCTTTGGCACCCACCACAACCGTAAACGATCCAGACGTTGTAACGGCTAAAGAGTTTTTCTTGCAATAACCGCCTGCACCCCCAGAGTAGGGCGTACTAGTAGTACCTACACCGCCACCTCCACCACCAATAACGTGGATACAAATGTTCCCGTCAACGGGTGGAACCCATGTCTGTGATGAAGTTAGAACTATGTTTACTGGTAGGCCACCACCACCGCCGCCACCACCTGCTGAAATTAATGAACTTAGTGTAGCCATTAGATAAGTACCCATGATGAAGTTGATATGCCGACCAAGCCGATGCTCATGTTTGCCACATCGATAGTCAGGTCTTCTGAAGAGCCAGCAATCGTAGAAGAGTTGCGTCCAACCACGGTGTTTACAAAGTTACCTACAGTGACGTACACCTTCATGCCTACAGTGGGCGTTGGAAGCGTTAGCGTTACGCCAGCAGTGCCAACGTAATGATGCGTGTTAGCTGTAGCGTTCGCGTTGCTGCTCACAGTTGCCGTAGGAATACCAGTGGCTATCGTAGACGCTAACGCAGCCGTACCTACAGCACCATCTGCTATCTGAGCAGCACCAATGCTATCGTCAGCAAGAAGGCCTGTTATTACTTTGGTTAAAGCCATGATTATACCTGGGGTCTAGTGTGTGGAAACGCTTCTGTGGACGGCCAGTCACGTAGTTCCTGACGGTACGCAATATAAAGAGAGTACTGCCCGTGGTCAGGTATAGTACCTATCCAATCGCTATCCTTTAGTTGCTGATCTCTCCAAATACGAGCAACGATGATATCGTTTTGCGCTATCTGCTCTGCCGTCAAATTGTTATAGGGTAAATCTGCATCAGTCATCATAATATCCTCATATATTGATTAATGCCGCCACTACCCACGGCCGTTGCTGTACCAACAACTGTAGCTGGAGGGTGGTTTTTATAACCATTAGAAGTTGCTTCGTATAGTCTTTGAAAGTTATGCACACCACTGGCACTAGATGCCATCGAGCTATAAGAGTCTTCTACCGAACTACCTGTCGAGTCCGTTTTTGAAAAGAAGTTATTGCTTGTCCCTACGTCTACTTTTTCAACGAAGGCAAGCCCAAGAGTATATTTATAGAGATAATTGTCACCACCTTTTATCCATAGGTATCCATTAAATTCGTGCATAGAGAATAGACTTGAAGGTATTTCAACTGTGTTTAAACTAGAAGCCCACGTTTTAACTACAGTAAGAGCACCATTACTCTTACTAACAGCCCAAGCACGATGCCCCCCACTACTATCAGTCCCTAAAAAGAGCCAATAATTAGTTCCATAATTATGATTACGACAAACAACATCTAACCAGTACGGGCCTAAATCGAGGCTTTGTATAAAGTAACCTTGGTCGGTAAGAACTCCCGTACTACTATTAATTGAGTGCTTTCGTATATTGTGGTAACGATTTTGAAATGAGTTAGCATAAGCATAGGCCCAAAATGAATACAAAAAACCGTCAAGGTCAGCATGAACTATAAGCTTGCCGTTCATGTTGGAAAAATTAGCCAAGTCACTAGCAGCTACAACCGAGCCAGTGCCGTCTAGTTTTCTTGCAAAAATTTCATTAGTACCAGAATTCCCGCTCCAAACCCATGTGCCATTAGTAGTAATGGGTTTAACCGCAGACCAGTTGCTGCCTGTTCCTGCCAATGAAACCTCAGTATCTGTAACAGTGCCAATTGCCCCTGCATGAGTTCCGGCATTCGGATAGGTTGTTGTGTCGAGGTTGCCCACATACCCCGACTTTTGCCACTTCTCTCCACTTTCAGTTGTTATAATATTAACACTTGAGTGGATATATTTAGTGTCATTGACTTCGGAGCCACCGCCACCACCACCTATAAAATCTGTAAAATTACTCATGCCATTACCCATCCGCGTGTCGCGTCTGCAAATATAAATTGTATGGAGAGATACTCTTTGTCGAGCGTCATATCTGTACCGCTTGACATGATGTTGCTGCCGTTACGGCCAACTACTGTATTGACAAAGTTGCCCACAGTAATAAGCACCCGCTGGCCAGCAGAAGGTGACGCAGGTAGTGTAATGGTCTGCCCAGCCGCACTGACGTATACATGCGTATTAGCTGTGGCTGTCATAGAGGACGCTGTGCTAACTGTGGTAATTCCTACGGTTATAGGGTCAGAGGCAATGACACCTGCTTTTACTTTTGTTAAAGCCATTAGCCCACCTCTGGTCTTGTGTCAGGGAAGTCGTCAGTAGCTGGCCAGTCGCGTAGGGCAGTCCTGTAGGTTAGTAACTCTTCACGCTGCGGATGGTCAGGTGTTGCAACCAGTATATCTGTACGCGAAAGTTCTGCGTTGCGCCAAGTATAGGATGACAGCACAGGACATACATAAGGCTCGTATTTGAAGGTACTCATTATAAAATCCTCGTGTAGATAGTGCCGCCATCCGTACTAACTTTTGTAATTAAGCCTACAGATTCTGTTACGTTGAATTTAAAAACTTTGTCATCAGTCTCGTTTGTGGAGTACAACTCTGTACCTTTGAAGGCAATCCCACCAAAAGAAGTTGCAGAACTAGACAATGGATTAACGCTAAAAGTCACACCTGTGTAATCTCCTGAAGTGGTGTATTGAAAAACTACTCCAGTTGTTACAGTGGCGTATAAAAATGTACCATCTGTACTCAAGTCTTGCAGTTGACCACCTGTTTGAGAATTTGTACTGAAAGTTGTGCCTAGCGTTCCTCCACTTGAGGTCAACGAATAAGGCTTCACAACATCAGAAGCACCGCCAAATGACTGAACAAAGGCATACACAACACTCCCTATTTTTGCTACGCCAACAATGCCGCTTAAACCTGTTATTGCCCATGAAGTGTCTTTGGCACCACTTGAGTTGTATCTGTGGACAACCCCTGCATTAGAGCCTGCCACATAAAAGTAAGAACCGTCCCAAAAAACTCCCATGTTTTCACTGTCAGTCGTAGTAAAATTGACGCTTTGATATACACCCGCTGCGTTGTATTTAAAAATCGCATTTGTGTTCAATCTATCGCACACCCAGAAAAAGCTGCCGTCCCAAGTAATCCCAGAAGGGTGAGTCATCTGGGACGCGATAGACCAGTTAGTGTTTGCATAAGTAGCACCGGTCGTAAGAGACGTAGCGTCTGCGTAGGTTGTTGTATCAGAGTTTAATGTCCCAGATTGCAACCACTTCTCACCTGACGCGGTGGTTATTAAAGAATCAAAGCTGTTGATAACCTTGTTGTCATTGACCTCAGAGCCGCCACCAGCCCCACCTAATGTAACCGCCATCTAAAGCTCCTTCCAACCAATCGTTGCGTCAACGTACACCAGAGTTGCACCAGCGTCTGCCGCCAGTGAACCATCATCTGCTGTACTGTTTATGTTTGAGCCATTGCGACCCACGGTTACTGTGCCTGTGCCAGCGTTCTTGATGAAAACTACGTTACCCGCACTAGGGCTTGCAGGAAGAGTAATTGTCACTGCACTACTTGAGTTAACAATAAGCTGGTCACGGGTAACTGCGGTATAAGCTCCAGTCTTGATAGCAAAGTCATTGAATGCTCCGCCCACACCCGCACCTAGCTTGGCAGAAGTTATTGAGCCATCAGCTATCTTTGCCGTAGTCACTGTGTTGTCATCAGGCGTACTGACGGACACAACAACAGCGTGTGCCGCCATTACCTCTATTGCTGCACCATTTGGCGGTGCGGTGCTAAAGGTAAGCGTTGTGCCTGAGACAGAGTAGTTGGACTTGCTCTGATATACACCACTAATGTAGACGTTGGTGTTATTCTCTGGCGACTGTGCAGATAACGTAAATGCTGTTGTAGAGCCGTTACCTGTGAACTGATTTAACTTAAACTCAGTAGATGCTTCTACAGGAGCAATAGTAGCTGCTGTAATTTCAATAGCGGCACTGGTTGCTGGGGCCTCTGAGAACGTAAGGACATTATCTACAATGGCATAGCCAGTCTTGTTTTGGTAGACACCATCGATGTAGACTAGCGTGTTTTCTTCAGCAGGGCTTGATGAAAGCGTGTAAGCAGTGGTTGAGCCATTACCTGTGAAGCTGTTTAGCTTGAGGTCAGCAGCACTTCCTACGTCGACCCATGCGGTGCTGTACTGTTCTAACTTGTCCGTCGTAGAGTTAAAACGAATCATCCCTTTTGCAGGGGATGAAGAACGCTGGGCAGTCGTACCGACAGGTAGTTTAATAAAGCCCGTCGAGTTAACTGTTAAATTGCCCGTCAGTGTACCGCCAGCTAACGGGAGCTTCGCCGCAATACTGTTAGTTACGGTAGTACTGAAGCTAGCGTCATCTCCTAACGCAGCAGCCAGCTCATTCAACGTATTCAAAGTACCTGGGGCTGAATCAACAAGGTTGCTAACTTGTGTATTAACATAACTTTCTGAAGCAAGGCCGCTAAGTGACTGGTGCGACGTCAGGTAGCCTGCTGCGCCGTGATTACCCCAGCCAAACGCTACGTTCCAGTTCGACGAGTTATCGGTAAATGGCAGCACGTAGTTATTAGCATTATTAGCAATACCATTTAACTTAGTGTGATCCGCATCAGTAAAAACATTTGAGTCAGTAGCTGCTTCTACAGCGGCTCGAATCTCTGCATCAGTCTGGTCAGCAGTAGCGTTCGCCTCGATAGCATTTAGCTTAGTGTGATCCGCATTTGTAAAGTTGTTCTGAGAAAGCTGCCCGTCTTGGATACTGTAAGTTGTATTGGTATCAGTAGTGGTAATCGTAAAGTTAGGATATGTACCAGTTATAGTGGCAGCACCCGCGCCTGTCAGCGAGACGGTCTGGTCAGGAGCTGTGTTTGCGAACTGAGTCCCAGTCAGCGACAGGCCAGTACCAGCTGTGTAAGTTGTATTGGTATCGGTATCAGCTTGTTGCGCTACTTCATTAAGTAGCACCGCAGTCAGGCGCAGCTCACACTTATCGCCCGCAATAAATGCGCGCGCGGACGTACCGTCCTGTGCCCGTACAATAGTGAGGGTGTTACCACTGCGCGCTGTGGCCTTAACGATCTCTCGTTGGCCGTTCACATCTTCAAGAGTTACGTATGTGTAGTCCGAACCCGAAAGCGATGGGAAGCTAGCGCCACTAAGTAACGTTGCGCTTGTCGCCGAAGAAGTTATTCCCGACTGTAATGTAGACGCTGCATTGTTACTAAAAACAACCGCCATACCTTTACCTCAGATTAGCTAACAGTTACTGTCCACGTAATAGTCATCGAGTCTGCTACGCCTTTGTTCACAACTGCGAATACAGTGCGGCAAAGCATGGTGCCCGAAGAACCAGCATTGAATAAACCTGCTTCAGTCAATGCGCCTGTGCCTTCACCGGCGGCAAATGTAGCCACGTATGCAATGTCAGTACCTGTTACGGTGGTCGAGGCCAGTGCATTACGGTCAACTTCAGAACCAAGAGCAGTATTACCTGCTGCAGCTGCGCTCGAACCTGTACCGACTGCCATGTGGCTCATTGCACCAGCAGTAGCGTCTTTCATACGACTGGCGACGAAGCTTTTTCCGCTTGTGACAACGAGGTTCTTGACCTCTTGAACAACTTCGTCGTTAATAGCTATCGACAAGCGTCCAGTCATTTTAAAATCGTCTTGTAACATTAGGTGTGCTCCTAGTTATTAAACGGCACTGTATTAAGAGCGCCTGCGTTAAGTACGGATGACGCAAGAGACGCCACCTGTATGCTTATACTTTCTGTAATAGTCGCTGCTTCACTAAACTGACGCTCCATAGCGGCAACGGTTTGCTCAGAAAAACTAACTGCTTCGTTAAACGTTCTTGCAAATGCAACATCCTTTTGAAACGCTTCAGATAATACGGTCCCATCGGAAAACGGCTTTTGCAGACTGCGCGTCGGCGCATCGGTCAGCGGTATGTTTTCATCGAGCTGTCTCGAGAACGTCGCGACTTTCTGAAACGCTTCGCTAATACCAACGCTGTCCGTCTCAGACTTTTCAAAACCAAAAGAAGACAGTTCGGAAACAGTGACTGCTTCTAATACTGGCTTGTTAGTACCGAAGGAATGAACATCTCCGAAACCAATAATATTTGTTTTGGCAGCTGTAGTGTCCTTTGTAATTGCGTCGACATCAGTAAAATCATCGAGCGTAATTGCGTCAGCGAAAGTACGGTTAAAAGTAGTTGCTTGGGCAAACACATCTGCTAGCGAAGCTGCATCAGAATGACCAGTACCAAAAGCTAAAACTGGCAGGTCGCTAATAACTGACGAATCACTCAGCCCTGTACCAAAGCTCTTAGCCAAAATCTCTGATAACGAAAACGGCTCGTTGCGGAAATACCTGTTCTTAGTGTCAGGATCAAGTCTGATTCCAGCCGCTACGAGTTCTTGGTAGGATGTCGAAGCGTTGACGTCGGTCATACTCGCGTTGGCACGAAGCAGCTTGTAGGCTGTTCCGACCGTTACGTAGACATAAGTCGCATCAGACTTAGCCATTAGTCAAAGTCGCTCCGCACCTTGAACTTAATTAAATCGAATACTGTCTGTATGCCGCCGGTCGCGAAGGTTATCTCAATCTCACCCTCAAAAGTGCCAGCTGTATCAAGTGTCCCCGCAGGGAAATCGGTGGCTACAACGCCGCCACTTCCGTTTGTCACTGTGCAGACCAGGGTGCTTTTAACTGTTGAGCTTCCCAACGCGCGCAACCGCAACTTGACGGTCGCGCCTGAAACGTCGATCGGAGCCCATGTGCTGCTATTGTTCGGGTCTAGCGTTTGGCCGGACGCTGCGGTGTTACTGTCCCTCAATGTGAAGGTCAGCTCGGGCAGCGTGTCGCCTGTTACTAGGTTAAGAGTCTCCGAATATGCCATCTTTTGTACCTATAGATTATCCAATTATATTAGTCTTACTAATAATATACAACGAATTAATAACACCAAAGCACTGGTGTAGTGTCTCGGATGTCGACGTGTACAAACCCTTTAGCAACACCCACGCCCCCGAAACCTAACTCAAGCGCCTTTTGAACTACTAACATACGCTGTACCCCACCCTGCACTGCTATATCAGCGGCGATTCCGCGCGCATGGGTGCCTGGTTCCGCCTTCTTCTTCTCGGCGCTATGCTCTTTCGAGCGAAAACCGCTTGTAATATAGAACGGGATGCCACACGCTTCGCGTAGTTCATCGAGCCTATGCACGAACTCAGGAGATATGTCATTCTCACCTGTCTCGCTGCATGTAAAATCTTCTAACTTAAAGTACTTAAACATAATTAATCTCTAAAGAAGTAAGCTATATAGCCAAGTAGCGCAGTCCAGAACGACGCTATTACTGCTGTGCCAAACTTCGCAGCAGACGCATTCTTAGTAGCTAGATCGGCTACCTCTTCCAGCTTCTTTTCACCCTCATCGAGGCGAAACTCATGACGCTTTAATCGTGCATCGGTGCCAACCAGTTTTTCTTCGACGCGTGCTACGTTAGTCAGCACTTCGGTCAACTTGTCGATTTTTATTTCAAGACGATCAAACCGCCGATTTGTTTCTGGGTCGGTCATTTTTCACGGCTCACTTTTTTAATCTTTTCCACGGAGCGCATGGTGCCCAGCCCAAGCATACCTAATAGCACAGGCATCATTTCAGACATCTGAAGCAATGGGATGGTTATATCACTGCCTGCAAGCGCCAAACCAAAATTCCCCATCGGGATCAGGATGTAGTTCGAGGCCATGCCAATAACAGTCACCCAGCCCACTGCTGGGCGCCAGCCAGCAACAAACATTGATTTTGAGGCCGCTTCGACCTTATTGACCTCCAACTGCCCCTTAGCGAGTTCTTGAGCATGGCGCTCGGACATGGTGGCAATCTCATGTGCCAAGGCGTTTTTGGTGTCTTTATCTTCAATAAACTTATCGAGCAGGCCAGAGACTGGGCCAATTAAAGCTTGTAACATTTTACTTTCCTCGCGCCATGTAAGCGGTTGCGCCAAAGTAGAGCCCTACCACAGACGCCTGTGATAAGAACAACATGTCTGAAAGAGAGGCTAGTGTCGCCAACCTGTCTTCAGGGATAAAAGGGAATATAGGTAGCAGCGCATAAACGCACATACTCACCATTGCCACCCAAGCCATTTGTTTCTGTGTTTGCGCCTTCTCTTCGCGAAGGTTTAATTCCACCATTTCCTGGTGCATATGGATCTCCTCATCGGTCACAATACCGTCATGATCTAAATCAAAAGCTGCGTACTTCGACTCTGGCTCTAATTTCTTCGGGGACATAGTTAAAGTACCAAAGCGTAGCCTGGGATTATTCTCGCTGGAACGACATCCCAGCCCTTACCCTGATAAAGACCAAGAGCAAGATCATCAACGAAGAATCCAGCTGTCGGCCCTGCAAGAGCAGAAAGTCCTTTCAAGAGCTGACCGCCGCCGCCAAGACCCTGGGCCTCACCCCACTCTGCGCTTTTAAACGCCATGCCAAAAATAGAAAAGGGCCCTGCCATTCCGCCGCGATCAAACAGCTCACCGATATATGTCATGCTGTCCATTCGGTCGCTCCGAAAGTAACGCCCATTAGGGTCAACGCCTGGTAACACTCCGGCGATCATGGCTTTGGCTAGTTCTCTCAGCTCAAGGGACAGAGCCGCGAGCGCCATAAATGGTGCAGCAGTTAACAACCCCATCATAGCTACACTGCTCATCTGCTCATAAGTGGTTTTGCCCTCTGCGACCCGAGCACTCATCTCGCGCTTCATACCGCCAAGGATTACTTTACCGAATGAGAATAGGTATGACTTTAGCGCCCAGATAAGCTGGTACTTCGGGTCGTTACCCCAGCTAGTACGCTCAGCAGCATTTGGCTTCAACATTGAGTTATCAACAAAACGCTGCAGTCCTGCCATAACAGCGGCGCCATCTTCACCGTCGAATGTATAGTGCCCGCCATCCTGCTGACGTGCGTGCCACGATTTAATCTGCTCTGCTGTAACGCCGTGATCCGTCAAGTAGCGCTCTGAACGTTCGTTACCTGCTTTGTTATATGCATGCGTTACCAGGAATTCTACGCCCATAACAGAAGAAAACTCCCTAGTGTAACGCGTAAAAAAATCCAGCCCGATAACAGAGAAAAACTTATCAGACCACTTTCTTACAGTGGGGTCTAGATACTCCGCGTCGGCTTCGGTCAGCCCTAAGTTACCCATCACTGTGCTGTGAGTAACACCTAGCGTTCTGGCCAGCTCAATAGCTTGCTCGGAGTTCTGGATACGCGAAAGTATGGCGTTCTTAGCCATGCCAAAACCGTTGAACTCTTTAGTGTTAACGATAGCACCGCCAAACTCTGGTATTGACCCAATAGTGGCGAGAGGGAGTAATGTGACCCAGTTAAATAGCTGCATCCAAGACATAGCCTTAGAGAGTCTTGGGTTTAGCGGCTTGTCGGTATAACCAAGAAAACGCTCCAGCGTCGCAGTGACTTCTTCTTGCTTTTCTTTTGACAGCTTCGCCATCTCCGCTGCCAGTAGGTCATTACCATCGGCGTCGTGTGTGTTGCGCTTCCATTCACTTCGGACTAAAACGTGACGGATATACTTCATCAACGCTACGTCAGGCGCCTCAAGGAATGGGGCTAGTTCGCTATCAGGAATGTTCTCAGTTAACACCCTGGCTTTTTCGACGACTTTCTGCGGATCTGTCGCATCTACAGAAATTTCATCGTCGGCAAGAATCGACTGCTGACGAGCTACCAAACCTTTGACTATTTTTCGAACTTCCGTTTCCGTCATAGTCGGGTTGTACTTCATAGCGACCTGGGTAAATGTTTCTGGGTCATTAAATATCTCAGATATAGCTAGAGCAATTGGGAAGTAGTCCTTACGTTTTTGTATCGCATTGCCTGGAGTCTTTGAAATGTAGTTGTCATGCAAGTTACTCAACCAGTCACGTATCTCTCTGGCTTTACCGTCGAGATCGGCAGTCTTGTTATCTTTGTTTCCTGCGAGTTCAAACGCGTCTTTAATCTCCTTAGTATCCCAGTCAGTACCCAGCATATCCTCCAACTGCTTGTATATCTGACCGCGCGCATGATCTTTGGATTTTAGGTAGCCAAACTGATTATTGCCGCTCGACTTCGAGTTAGCACGTACGTACATCATGTCAGCGATCACAGGGCTAATACCACGAAGGATGTTGTCTTCAGGGAGAACCAACTTCAGCAGCGTGTGCCCTGCCGCAGATCCATCAACGTGCTGCGCAAAATTACGCTTGATCGAGTTAATTGCCAACTCTTCTTTCTGAGCGGCCTCTTCCATCGCCCGAACAAGCGATTTTTTGCTGTAAGCTACTTCTCTTGACGCCTTACCAGCCTCTTCTCGCAAATGTGCTCGTTCTTTAATGATGGTGTTTTCTATGTAGTCATCAAAGCTCTTTGAGTAGGAGTCTTTACCAAATCGGCGTTTGAACTCAGCAGACAGAGACTGCCACATTGCCTTTAGCTTCTCAGCTATCTTCGCAAAGGTTCTGCCGACAATACCATTAGGCTGCTTCTGATCTCTGATATATATGTTCTTAGCTGTGATTGCAGTCTGATCCGCAAACCATTCTTCGAACCCGTATTCAGTTTGATACTGAGCAGGTGCATCTGGAGCCGTGCGCGCTTTCTCAAAGTCGCGTTCAAGCCTCTTCCTCAAAGCAGGGTTAGCTAGTGTGCCTTCAATCTCCTCATTAAACAGGACATGCCCCAGCGCTTCGTGGGCAGAGATCAAAGCAGTCTGCAAGTCATTAGCTACACTAATATCATCAACCAAGGCAACGTGTGCGTTAGTAAAACCAATATACTCCCCGCGTTTATCGTTGTTGCTCGCTAACTCAGCTGCAACGTTCATAATCATAGCGGCGACTTGCGGATCGTTAAACTGCGCTGCAATTTCGGCAGGAGTAAGTTTTTTAAGTTGCGAAAGACCCATAACGATTACGGGCTTCTTAGGCTTAATCTTAGCGATCGTCTTAGTCACAAACTCAGTCGATATCGTACCCAAGCTACCAAAGGGGTATTCAGCGCCGCGATAAGTCTGGCGTCCATACGTTTGCCTGTTCTTCCCGCCCAAGCTGCGATCAACGTCGCGTCGTGGGTTCATCTCCAGGTTCAATCGTGTCTTTGGCAGGTCTGGGTCAGCAGCATCAAAACCGTCTTTGTTGTAGTTCGACGCACTCATGCCTGCTACTTCATCGCCAAGACCTTGCTCCGTGTCTCGGTTAGCGCCTTCGTTTACGACAGGGTCTTTGACAGTGACGTTATCGAAGCCTTCTGTGTCGCGCAGCCTAGTTGCGTAAGCATCAGCTTCTTCGGCGCTGTAGAAGTACTCTTCTACGTTTTCTACTTCAGTAAATTGATCACGTGCTGCGGCCTCATCAACAGCTTTTGCTCTGGTGGTTTGAGTCTGTTTAGCTGTGATTATCTGCGCAACTCTAGCTTGGCTAGCGGGCTGAGGTGCTCCCGCTAAGTTGGAACCGAGTTCGGAAGGCTGCGGGTCACGCTCGCGAAGCGTCGGAGCGTTTACGGCATCCCCGCGCGATACACGTCGCGTTGCAGTCACAACAAAAGCGCTGTTCTTAGGCGTGAGACGCAATTCCGGTTTGAAACCATCTCGCTCGAGGCGAGCCATCTCTTTCTTTGCAGTCTCGAGTGTAAGTGGCTTACCGTCAGGACGGTTGTTTTCGCGGCGGACAGAATACTGATCTCCGAACGAATCCGTAAATTCTACGCTAACGAAATTATCTGACTTGCGATCCGTGGCAACTGTGTTTCTAACCCGAGCGCCACTGGCGGTCTGTTCTACGGTTGTCTCAACGCGCGAGTCTCCCATCTGACCTCTAGCGCCTAGCACATCACGGAGCTGTACATCGGCACCGTCTGCTCTTGCCGCCACAACGTCGCCTATTGGGCCTAACAAGTCTTGGCTAGTGATATCAAAGATCGACTTGCCTTGTATGCGTATGTCGACAGTAGGCTTACCTTCATCTGCCAGCTTAACGTTTAGCTCTGTTATCTCAGTGATAAACTCGGGCAGACCCTGTCTCGCCATTTCGGCTAACTTGTCGCCCTGATAAGTACTGTTACCACGCTGTCGAACCAACTCACGTCCAGCGTCTGTCAGATTAACTAAGTTGATTTCTCTTGGCTCAAGACCAGCCTCAATGAGTTCAACGCCTGAGCCAGACGCGAACTGACTGCGTTTAGCGCCGCGTAGCGTCTTCAGAACAAACTGATCATCGAGAGCGTCGGGGTCTTTAATGAACGACGTCTTCTCGAGCACGTAGCCTTTTTCAGTAGCTACAATCTTAAAGTCGGACTGCGGGTCGCCCTCAGCAGTGACATCTGCCATCTTCGCTTCGGCGGCTCGTCTCAAGAACGATTCAGTCATATGAGCGTAGAAGGGGTCGCTCCAATCTTTTTTACCAAACGCTTCTTCAAACTGGGCTCGAGACGCTTCGGTATTCTTAAAAGTCTTCTTGGGGTCTTTCTTTCGCGAGTAGCCTTTAGTCTCAATTGTTTCGACATTCTCTTGGAAGCCCTGACCTTGGAAGTAATCTTGTACTTCTTCCATCGTTGCTTCTTCGTCGCGAGTATCTGTTCTTGCTAGCTCTTGCTTCTCTGCGTATAGCACGCCAAGGATTTCGTCTTTACGCGCGTTGTCGCCTTCGCGGTACTGCTTCTCAAGGGCTACAAGACGGGCGTTGTCAGGATCTTCAGCGACTAGTGTGGCTAAGTTTTCACCGACTGTGGTTCGGAACGCTTCGCGTTTCGGCTCAAGGTCTGGTTTCTGTGGGCGAGTAGACTTAGGCTCGCTGACAGGAGTAGGTGCGGTTTGCCGGTTAGTTGGACCACCAAGGTTCGACTGTTT